GTATAAGGTAAAGCCCAAGGCTAAGACAGCTACCATCGTTGAGGTCTGGACAGAATGGGATTTTGAGCTTTACCTGGATAATGTTCTCCAGGAGAAGAAGCCCAATCCTTACGGATTTATACCATTTATCATCTATCCCAACCTGAGAGAGCCCAAGAAATTCTGGGGTATTTCCGACCTAACCCAGATTATGGAGTCGCAGAGAGAGTTGAATCGAGCAATGAGCCAGCTATCCCGGATACTGGAGTTATCCGGTAACCCCATTGCTGTTCTGGAGAATGTTGAGGAGTCAGAGGATATTGCGGTTAGGCCGGGGGCAGTATGGAACATACCTGAGGATGCCAAAGCATATCTACTTGATTTGCTTCAGGGTGGTGGAGTTAGGCTGCATATAGACTATATCAATTTGCTATATCGAACCCTGCATGATATCTCAGAATCACCCCGGGCTGCCTTTGGTGGTGCCGAGAGGGATTTATCCGGGGTAGCCATGGAGCTTGAGCTTCACCCTTTGCTACAAAAGGTTCGTAGAAAGAGGCTCATCCGGACAGCAGTCTATAATAGGCGGAATGAAATGGTGCTTAAGCTCCTGGAGAAATACCAAGGGGAGAGCTTCGGCACCAACCGCTTGAGGGTGGTGTGGGGACCGGTGTTGCCCCGGGATATAACCCGGCTGGTAGCCAACGAGCAGACACTGGTTCAAACCGGCATCCACTCTAGACGCCGGGCAATGGACGAGCTGGGGGTTAAGGACCCAGAGTATGAGTTTAATCGGTGGCTTGAGGAGAGAGAGACCATCCTCAGGATGAATAAGGAGCTTAATGACAAATCTACTCGGGAGAGAGCGAGAGAGAGGGCTTCAGATTCTCAGGTAGAGGGCGTTGAGGAATCTTCGGCCTGATGCTTATCTATGAGCCAGCGAAGTTAATTAACAGACTTGGTAAGGACGACGAAAAAAGGAGGACGGAAAGTGCCAGATAATAACGAACTAAACCCGGCAGAATCTAACGTCCAGAATCCACCGGAGGGTGAGCTGGGCCAGAGTGAAGCGTCCAGGGAAAGGATTGCTGAGCTTGAGAACTTAATCGCTCAGAAAGACCAAGAGCTGGCTTCAAGAGATACCCGTATCTCGGAACTAGAGCAGGCAGTAGCCGGTTTGGAGAGTGAAATCGCTGCCCTGAAGCAGGCGGTGGCTGAGTCCGATGACAACCTGAATAAACTCAATGAGAGTCTTAATCAGGCGGTGGCCAGCTATAAGGCGCTAGTGATTCAGTCTAATCCCGATGTCCCTGAGGAGCTGGTTACCGGAGATAGTATTGAGGCGATAACTGATTCTCTGGCATCAGCCAAGGAGCTTGTTACCAAGATAAGGAAGGGTATGGAGGCCGAGATTTCATTGGCTAGGGTGCCGATTGGTGCCCCGGAGAGGACAGCACCTGACCTATCAGCTCTATCCCCAAGGGAAAAGATTCAATACGCAATAGGAGGTAAACAATAAAACACGAAATCCTAAACTCTAAATCCTAAACAATAAGGAAATTTTAGGATTTAGAAATTCGAATTTAGGATTTCCTCTGAAGGAGGTTAATTATGGCGTTAACTTTAGCTGAAGCATCTAAATTATCCAATGATGTGTTACTACAGGGGGTGGTGGAGACCATCGTTAAGGACTCACCTATCCTGCAGCGCCTCCCCTTCATTGAAATCGTAGGCAATGGCTTAACTTATAACCAAGAAAAGACCTTGCCTAGCATCGATTTCTACGATGTGGGTGACACCTGGGCTGAGTCTACCCCAACCTTTGAACAGAAAACAGCCAACCTGAAGATTATGGGTGGTGATGCCGATGTTGATAATTTCCTTAAGGCAACCCGGAGTAATGTCCAGGACTTAGAAGCCGCCGTTATTGAGCTCAAGGCCAAGGCACTTCGGGACAAGTTTGAGGATACCTTTATCTACGGGGACTCAGGCGAAAATGCCAAGCAGTTTGATGGCCTAATGGAACTCATTGACACGGCTACTGCCAGTGACCAGGTGATAGCTATGGGGGATACTGGGGCCACTCTGACCCTGAATAAACTGGACGAGCTTATCGATGCCGTAAAGGGTGGCAAGCCTGACATGCTGCTAATGAGCCGCCGCTCAAGGCGCAAGATTAATGCTCTGGTTAGAGCAGCTGGGGGGATGATGGATACCGACCGGGATACCTGGGGTAACTTCATCCAGTTGTGGGATGGTATTCCTATTGGCGTCAATGGCTGGATACTTGATACCCACGTCCTGGTTGATGGTCTGGAGACAGCCACCACTGGCGGTACCTGCTCCACCATCTATGCCATTCAGTTTGGGGAAGGTGCCCTTTCTGGCCTAACCAGTCCTGGTTTCTTACAGGCGGAGCCGATTGGTTCACTGGAGAACAAGGACGCTTCCCGAACCAGGGTTAAGTGGTATGTGGCTCTAGCTTTGTTTAGCTCGATTAAGGCAGCCGCTTTAATCGGGGTTCAGGATTAAAGTAAACCGATGGAGAGGGGCTTGGCCCCTCTCCAAACAAGGAGGTAAATTATGGCAGAAGTTTACACAACACAACCCAAGCTCCACCGGAGTAATGTTACAAGCGTTGACGCTACCGACCCAGCCGATACCTCGGGTGCTGTTGATAGCCGAGGATATAAGGAGTGCCGTTTTGACATCACCATCTCTGGTAATGACTTTGCCAGCCTTGAGACTCAGGTTCTTTTCTGGAACCCGAGGCAAGAAAAATGGTTTGGCGGTAGCACGAGAACCTTTACCGCTACCGGACAACATGCCCTGGTGGTCGACTCAAGAGGGGCTATCATATTCCTTAAGGTAACTGCTTTCTCAGGGACATCATTCTCCCTGTCAGCAGACTATGCCCTAAACTAGGAGGTGAAAACATGCTTAAACTAGCTGGAGAATTACTGGAAGGACAACTGGCTGAACACGTAGCTGACCTTGATGCTCATACCAGAAACCCGTTTGAGGAGATTATAACGGGGCAGTATTCTAATGTTCTGGTTAATCTGGATACAAGCGTTAAAACATTAGTTACTGACCATCTTTATGCTACCCCTTACCTTGCTGCAAGAACACTTACAGTAGATAGGATAGCTACTGAAATCAAAGTTGCCGCTGCTGGTAAATCAGCCCGCCTCGGTATCTACCGCAATGGCACAAATATGTACCCAGGAGCACTAGTGCTGGATTGTGGCACCATAGATTGTGGGACTACTGGAGTTAAAGAGATAGTCATAGACCAACAACTATCTCAAGGACTTTACTGGCTGGCAGTTGTCAGTGATGGGGCTCCACAGATTGAGCAGGCTTTGGTTATTAGCAAACTACTAGGTGTTCTGGCCAATAACTACTCCAGTTATTACGTTGGTTGGGATGTGGCGCAAGCCTACGGTGCTTTACCAGACCCACTTACAACGGGGGGTTCTTTAATGCTGCAAACTCAAAGAGTGCCATTCATTGCCTTACGCCCCAGTAGCTTGGATTAGGAGGAAGAAATGCCAGAAATAAGATATGAAACAATTGAAACTTACGATAATAACGGTAACCTGATAGCAACAGAGAATATTCCCTATGAGGTGTCTGATGAGGAGCTGGAGAGGGAGGAGGCGGAGACAATAGTCGCTAAACTCTCCGCCCTAAATAATGATGAAGGCTTTACAGTTCCTCAGGTTGTCAAGTTCTTAAAAGCATTAGCCAAGTTAAGGAGATAAGCGATGAATCTAAGCGAAATGAGGGCTATAGTCAGGCGCGACCTCAGAGATGAAGATGAGGCTAACTACCGCTGGACTAATGATGAGCTAGATAGACACATCACTCATGCCGTCAGGGAGTTATCTGAGGCTATCCCCAATGAACAGAAGGCAACCAAAGCCACCACCCTCGACTCTAGAGACATTGATACATCTAGCTTAAGCGACCGCATTATGATTCAAGCTGTAGAATACCCGGTGGATAATTTTCCCAAACGATTCCAGCGGTTTATCCTGTGGGGAGACACCATAACCCTGCTGGGTGAGGAAGTCCCCGATGGCTCGAACGCCTATATCTACTACGGTAAGCTCCATACCATCGGTGCCGAAAATTCTACCATTCCCTCTTACCTTGAGGACCTAGTTGTTGCTGGAGCCGGTGGCTATGCCGCTGTTGAGTGGGCTGTCTACGCCATCAACCGGGTCAATGTCGGTGGTACCATGACCCCCAGGGAGTTCCTAGCCTGGGGGAACGAGAAGTTGAGGTTTTTTAAGGATGAGCTAAAGAGATTGGGCAGGAGAAACCGCGTCAGAGTCCG